TGTAGTCCTCAAGCCCGCTCAGACCCAGACCGTCCTTGTTGTTGTTCAGGTAGACCGCGAGGGTCGCCTGCGCCTTCTTGACCTGGTCCGGGATCTCGGTGTCGGTGAAGTAATCAGTCGTGATACGAAACGGAAAACCCACCGCATAGGTGTTGATGTAGGTATCCGGTTTCCTGACTCCGGTGCGCGGCCACTGGAGAGACTGCGTATCAGTCGCACGGGCACCTAAAAAGCGTTCACGGTCAATGCGTTGCGCTGCCGTATAAAGCGCGCGGTTCTTCTGGTCATCGGTTGCCGAAGCCCAGGCGGTCACATCATCGTCTTGGACCAGACCGTCGATGATGTCGTTGGCGTCACTCAGCGTCAGGTAGCTGTTTGCGCTTGCGCCCCCGACTGTTGCGTCGATTGTGATTGCCATCGGGCTTCTCGGAAGATTGCTTGGTGGCTTCAGTCACAGGGGTGGAGACTGCCGCCGTAGCGACAGCCTCACGCTCCCGTGCTCGCCTGAAAGCGAACAGACCCATGATCAGGAGGCAGAAGCCTTGATCACGGCGTAGTTGATCACCACTGCTTCGCCCAGAGAGCCAGCGGACACGTTGCCGAGGGTCAGGTCGAAGGAACCAGCAGCAACAGCACCACACCCGAGGGTGTAGGCGCCGGAAGTGCCGCCAGAAGCGATGCAAGCGATAACCACGTCAGTGGCTGCCACTTTGTCGTTGGTCACGGTGAAGGTGACCTCGGCGCCAGCCGCGAGGGCTGCGTCGTCGGTCGTGATCTGACCAGCAGCCTGGTTCAGAGTCACGCCCGTTGCCTTGCTGGTCGCTTGGGTAACGGCGCCACCGGAGGTGTAGCCGAGAGCCTTGCCAGCGCTGATCTCGAAAGAAGATGCCATCGTTAGTTACCTCCCTCAATCCATGTTGGAAGTGTTGGTGGCACGAACGATGCCGAGGTTCTTAAGCTCGTACACCTTCGACCAGTTGCTAACCGTTTCGAGCTGAGCCCGAGTCGGGTTAACGGTGGTCACACCCCACTTAGCGCCGACGGGGTGGTAGCAATAGTGCAGGTCGATCGACATGGCATCGCTCTTGGCGAGGATGTCACGGTCGGTCTCCGTCTGCATCGCGAGCTGCTCGCCGGAAGCCACTGCACCTTCGGTGAAGAAGTAGGTGGCGTACTCGGAAGAAGCACCGCTGCCTTCGGTTTGCACGTCGTCAGAGACGATCACGCGCAGACCCATGAAGGTAGGAACTGCAGGGCTGCCAAAGGCATTAGCAGTCGAACCCTGGCTAGCGCCGGTGTCGGCTGCGCCAGTGTTGTCGTAGATGAAGTCGATTGCACGGCGCTCCACCAGGTCGTAATAGACCTTGGAGTGGATGCACATTGCAGCCAACTTGTCGCCTTGGTCGCCAAGCTTGGCGCGAGCCTCAGCAACGTGACGGGGGGAGAGCACGGTGGGGGTATCACCGGACTCACCGTCAATGGTGAGGTCGAAGAAGGCGGCGGAGGAGCTGGTGGTGCCCAGGGTGCCGAAGACGCCCTTGAGGGTGGACAGCAGGTCCTTCTGACGCTGGTTAGCAACGTAGTCAGCAACCTTGGCGCCGATAGCAGCCATGGGATCGCTACCGGCTGCAAGAGCAGCGAGGTCGCGCGCTTCAAACGCCCGCCCACGGTGCAGGATCACGCCAACTTGCTTGTCAGCAGTGATCTTGCCGGGAGTCAGAGAAGAGCTGTCAGACAGCACTTCAAAGTCACCCGAAAGGTTTGCCTTCCAGAAAGGCACGTTGATGAAATCACCGCCCTCGGTGGCATTCAGCTCAGCCATCGGACGCACAACACCGCTAGCCAAGAAGGCATCGCGCTGAGTGGTCTGTTCAATGACGTACGGCGTAAATACCTCGGGAACGATGATGTCCGACCGGAGAGTCGCCATCGTTTAATTCCAAAAGTGTTTAACGGTGTTGGGCGTAACCCAGTTCGGCTCCGCGTAGCTTTGCCTTGAGTTGATGTTAACGGGCAGCCTGCGCTTTCAGCCTTTCGTACAAATCACGGTCAGTTCTAAACAGTCGTGATTGTTCGGTCAGGTTGTAGTTTTCAGGCAAGAACGGGTTAGCGACACCGGCAGGGATTTCACCGGAGCTGCGACCAATCGGTGCGCCGCTGCCTTGAGGTTTGGGCTGCTTTTGCATCCAAGTGGGCAGGGTTTTCGCCCATTCCTGGACCGGCGTGCGCTGGTAACCATCGACCACGACAACAGTGCCATCGGCTTCGCGCTCGATCTGATCCGGCGAAAGCTTGGTCTTCATGACCAAGTCAGGATCATGCACGATGTCAGCCAATGCACTGACGGCAGGGGTCAGCAGCTCAAGCTCACGGACCCGCTGCTCTAGCTCTGCGATGCGCTGGTCCTTCTGCGCCGTCGCCTCACGGAACTGCTGCTCCAGAGCTTGCCGCGCTTCGGAATACTTGCCTTCTGATTCGAGCTTGGCTTGCTCGGCTTGCTGCTTGAACTCTTTGAGCGCCTGGTAGTCATCAGGCACCTCACCGATCAGCTCTTTTTTCTGGAGCTTCCCGATCAGCTCAAAGTTCTTCTTCTCTAGCGATTCGACGCTGCTTTTCAGCTTTGCGATCTCGTCGTTGCTGGCGCCTTCAACAGGCGTAACCTGCTGATTCTGCTCTTCGGACATGAATAACCCGTAAGGTTAATTGCGTCCGTAGGTTATCAGCCTTTGCAACTATTTCCGCTTAGGTGCTGCTCGCAGCTCCGAGCGTTTCTTGAGAACAGGGTTGCCACTGCCCTCGTGCTTGATGCGAATCACGGGGTCATCTTTGGAACCAACCCGGACAACCTTGCCGCCGCTTGGTCCCTTAATTTCACCCCGTGCGCCTGCGGTGCCCGTCACCGTGCCGTAGACACGCTTGCCGCCGTAGGACCAGCTCACACGATCGCCGCGCTTCACTTCTTCTTGCCTCCTTTTTTCTTGCCGCCCTTCGACATCGGCTTGGGCTTGGTGTGATAAGGCATCAGCACGCAGCAGATGCCATCATCTTATTCAGCAGCTTTTTTGCGGGCGCGTGGTGCGCGCTTCGCTTTAGGCGCTGTTTTCGGCTCGCATTGCGGCACCGGCTTTGCACCTTCGATAGCCATGCCGAACTTATTACGCCATTGAATGCTTCCATCCTCCAGCGTGAACGGGCGGGCGAGCATCAGTTCGTCGTTAACGAGAACTGCTTGTAGTTCTTGGCTTGACATCTGGATACCGAGCCTTTAGTTGATCCAAGGTTAGTTCTGACCCGTCTTGCCGCACAAAACGGCGCAGCGCATCATCTGGTCCATACTTCTTGGCGAGATAGTCGAAGTAGGGCGTCTTGCTGCCAAAGACCTTTTGCTTGTCGTCTTTGTTGTTCTGCAGCCACTTGCCGTAGCTCTCGAACTCATTGATCTGCTCTTTCTCCAGCCCCTTAATCAAGGGTGCCCGCAATGAGCGGCAGCCAAAGTGCAACGGAGGCACCGGACCTTCGCCCCACTTGTAGACCTTGCCGTCTAGCGACCGGCAGATCGGCGTCGTGCGGCTATCAAGCACGGCGCGGTAGACGTAGCGGGTGGTCGCATCAGGGTTCGCCAGCGCCACTTGCTCCGCTGCTGCGTCGGTGACCTGCGTGATGCTGCTGCGCACGATGGCGCGAATCTGGTTATTCGCACGAGCAGTGACCGCTCCGCCCTTTTGGATCTGCTGAGCAAGGCTGGAGCGATCATTTCTGACCAGCCTGCCCTTAAGCCTGCGGATGATGCTTGGCATCGATTCGCCGGTCAGCAGCCCGTTCCGCACTGCCTGGCTGAAGAGCTCCGCCTGGCTTGTGCTCATGCTCTGGAAAGCTTTGCGGACGACCTCGCCGTTCGGCAGCGTGAGCGTGGTGCCATCAGCCACGGTCATCGCAAACTGGCGGCGCACTGCACCAGGCAGGTCATCGCTCAGCGAAACAATCCCCAACTGTGTGGGATCTGAAGTGACCACTGCTTGCGCGAACTGCGGGCTGATCTCCACCGATCGGATCGGCGTCGTCACGCTTGGCGGCACCATCTTTTCAAGCTGCTCCACCATGAAGTCAGCTTCCAGGATCGCCAAGCCCTGTAGCTCTTCCGTCATCAGCAGCGTGCTAGTGCCAGCCCAGCCATCAAGCGATTCCTTGAGCTGAGCAAGGATTGCCCGAAGCCTGGCAGCACTGATCGACTCAGGATCAAGCATCGCTAGCCGATCCGTGGCGTCGATGATCACATCGTTGTACGCCCTGACGATGCGCCGAGCTACGCCGTTGCTGTAGCGATTGAGGTCAATCGCGTTGCGGTAAAACTCGGCGTGCTGCGTCATTGGTCTACCGCAAATTGCGAAGCAGCAGCGGTAGTGATCACGGAGACGTCAGCGCCAGCCTGTAGCGCGTTCTTGATGAGCTGCTCCAGGACAGCCTCGACGTTGTCGATGCCATCTTCAAGCTGCACTTCATCCACGTCGCATTCCCTGCCGTTCTTAAACCAAGAGACGCGGATAACAGCGAAAGCGGGCTCTGCCAACGCCTTCGTGGTGATGGTGAGCTGCTGCTTCCGTGGTCTTGCTGCTTCCATGGTGAGCCCCCCAGTTATCCCAGCATCATGCAGGGATCTCGTCGGTTTGCATGGCTTGCGGCTCAGGCGGCGCCATCTCAATGAACCCACCAGCTTGAGTAGATTCCAGTTCCTCTTCAACGTCGAATTCGTCACCGAGGACTTCCCCTTCATAGAGCTGGTCGAGAAGCGTCTTTTGGGTGATGGTGCCTGCGGTGTAGAGCTGGAGGAGGGCTTGGATTTCCTGAGGATCAAGACGGCTACCCAGGAAATCACGATTAACAAAGCTACTGCCGGTCTCCGGAATATTGAGATAGTGGGCGTGGTGAGCAAGGCAGTTGTCGATTAGGTCTTGCATGTTCTGAGCGATCACCATCATGGTGCTGTCGCCCTGGCTGCGGTCGATGCGCTTGGACTCGGCAGTTTCGGCAGAAAGCTTCTGACCGAGGACAGCGGACAGACCCAGCTCGTTGATCTGGCTGGCTAGCTGATCAAGGCGGCGGAACTGGGAGTCGAAGGCATCACTGGGGGGAGCGATGTATTCCGCCCGTCCTTCCGCCGGGAACGAAATCGCCTCACCTGGTCCGGCGCTGACTTCTTCCGCAGATTGCGGGAAGCCGTAAAACGCCAGCATCGGGACTGCCGAAATGTGCAGTTGATTGTCGAGATCGCTTTGAACTTGGTACGCCTTGAGGTTGAGGCTGGCGATGTCCTCAAGCGGCGGGCGTGACTCCATGAAGTTCACGCGGTTGGCGTAAGCGATGGCGAAGGGGATGTGATCCATCGTCGTCGTGCCGCTTTCGACGATCTCGAAGTTGCCTTTGGCGTTGAGACGGTGGATCTCGAAAGCACCAGGCGTCAAGACGCGAACCTGCTCAACTTCCTTCTCGCCGTAGTCACCATCAGGCAGGATCACCTTTTCAAGTAGGCGAAGCTGCATCAGCTTCTGCGCGCCATCGACAAGCTCGGTTCGCCAGCCGAGGATTTCGCGCGGGGTATAAGTTACCCAATAGGGGCGCCCAAGTTCGCCAGCAGACGGCGCATCAACCAAGACGCCGATGTGCCCGTAGCGCACCATCTTGCGGCAGGCTTCGTAAGTCCAGACGTTGAGGTCGTTGCCTTGCAGGTCAACGTCGAAAAGCTGCTCGCGCACGATGTCGGAAACATCGTTCAGGCGAACCGGCTTGCGGGTCAACATGCCCGCCAACATCCGCTCTAGGCGCTGGTAGTAAGGCGGGCAGACGGAACGAGCGAGTCGGTTGTCGTAGCTCTCGTCAAGCTCTCGCGGTTCTTGCGGCAGATACCGACGATGGCGACGGCGCAGTTCGTAAGTGCCGCCGATCAAGTCTTCAATCAGGACCCAGTGCGGCTCTTGGTTGCGCCAAGCAGCGTTCGGATCGTTGACCTTGGCGACGCGCGCGGTTAGCTGGCGGTCGTAATGATTGAAGCCGCTATACACGTCACTAATGCCACAGGCTTAGCCGCATTGTACGAAGCAGTCTTAATAGATCCGAATGCCTGTAGGTTTGCCAGCCTGTTGATACAAAGGATTGAAGGCTCCAAGCACCAGGTAGCCGAGTCCGTCAGTCCAGTGCTCAATCCCGGCTGACTTGTCGATCACATAGTCGTCGGCGCCCTCTTTGAAGCAGACGTTCTTCAGCGCCTTGATTGTGTGCTTGCAACGCGGGTGAATGAACATCCGCAGTTGTCCATCGGCGGTGCGGATCATCCAGTTGGTCGCGTTGATCTTGTCCTTCACCGCCCAGGGCGCTTTGGGGCTGATGCACTGGAAGCCGTAGCGGCGAATGATGTCATGGTCGGTGCGACCAGCGGACGAAGTTTTGCGGGCGCTGCCTGTTGGATCGGGGTAGGCAACGATGCGCCGATTGGGGAAGCGCTCCTTGAGCATTTGGCAGACCTCGTCGGTGTTGGACTGCTTGACGGCTAGCTCGTCCCAGATGTGCATGGTGTCGCCCACCCTGCTAGCGAGAACGCCCGCCATGATCCCGACGTTGAAGTCAGTGCCCCAGTAGATCTCGCCGCCGGTGTCCTTGATGTCTTCGGAGATGTTGTCGTCGCTGAAGTCGGGGTAGACGCGACCGGCGAGGGTCTCGAAGCTGGCGAGGTATTCCTGGCGGAAGGTGCGTTCGTCCAGCGTGCGGCGCGCTGCCTCGATTTCATCCGATGAGACGTTGCCGCCTTCGATTGTGGTGTAGGAGAAGGTGCGCCAGTCATTTTGGTCCTGCGCCTGCTCCCAGAGGTCATGGAACCAGTTCAAGCCTGCAGGCGTGGTGATGAACCAGGCAGGACCGCCCTGGTCGGATAGCGCCGGACGAAGCACCATCTCCCAGGCTTCCTGCTTGACGTAGGCAGCCTCGTCAATGATCAGCGCGCTCAGGCTTACGCCGCGCAGGCTGTCAGCGTTTTCCGCACCCTTGAGGGCAATGATGCTGCCGTTGGCAAGTTCGACGCTGAGCTCGGATTCGTTCTTCTTGACAAAGACTTCGCCGGGCACCATGGCGCGGAGCTGTCGCCATGCGATCTGCTTTGCCGACTTGTAATTCTGGGTCAGATACCAGCAGAGGCTGCCGGGGTTCTCGATTGCCCAAGCGACGAGGCGAGCGAGGCAAAGGTAGGTCTTGCCAAAGCGCCGACCGCTGCATAGCAGCTTGAATCGTTCGGGCGATTCCCAGACCTCGCGCTGCGGTTCGGTGAGGCTGCCGAACAGATCGTTAGCGAAAGGGCTCCAGTCGACGTCCGATTGATGAGGGACGGGTTCCGCGAGAACGGATCCACCAGCGCACTGGCTGAGGATGCTCATGAGCAGAGCTGCGCCAGCTTGGCGGCGGTGTTGATGGCGCCGAGGGCGATGTGATACTGCCCAGCGCGGCGCGCCTCCATCTGAAGGGTGGAGCACTGGGAGAGCAAATCGGCGATCATTTGCGGTCGCTCAATGTCCCAATCGGCTTTGAGCTGTTCGCGCGCCATCCGCAGATAGCGATCGCAAGCGTCTTCCTTGACCCCCCAGTTTTCCTTGGCGTAGCGGATGCAGTCCGAACGCCTACCACCGTTGGCGATGATGCGAGCGAACCGCTGCGCGCGCATCTCGGTTTCAGCTTTAGTGGTTCCTTTGGCAGCCATCAGAAGGGAACGGGGATCTGCTCGGCGTCATCAACCAGGTCGGGGGTTGCGGGCTGGCAGGTGGCGGTTTTGCCTGTGAAGTCTTCCCAGCGTTTGACGATGACGTCGCAGTAGGCGGGGTCGAGCTCCATGAGGCGAGCTTTGCGGTGAATGCGTTCGGCGGCGATCATCGTGGTACCGGAGCCACCGAAGGAATCGAGGACGATGTCGCCCTGCTTGGTGGAATTGTTGAGCTGGTACTGAAAGAGCTCAACCGGCTTCATGGTGGGGTGCTCGCCGTTCTTCTTGGGCTTATCGAATTCAAGAACGGTGGTTTGCTTGCGATCTGAATTCCAGAAGTGGCTGGCACCTTCGACCCAGCCGTAAAGGCAGGGTTCGTGCTTCCACTGATAGTCCTGCCGTCCCATGACGAGGGAGGACTTGACCCAGATCAAACATTGGCGAATTTGCCAGCCGATGTCATGGGCTGCGCCTCGGAAGTTGTAACCCTCAAGGTCGGCGTGCCAGATGTAGAAAGCAGCGCCAGGGCGAAGAGCGGTGGCAGCGGTGGCGTAGACATCGCGGAGAAACTGGCGGAAGTCGCCGTCTGCCATGTTGTCGTTCTGGATCTTTAATCCGGTGCCGCCTTCGTAGTTGACGTTGTACGGCGGATCGGTGAGCCAAAGGTCAGCCTGCTTGCCATCCATCAAGCGCTCCATGTGCTGAGCGTTGGTGCTGTCACCGCAGAGCAGGCGGTGGTTGCCAAGGATCCAGAGGTCACCGGGCTTGGTGATTGGATCGGTGGGGGTGTCAGGAACTTCGTCCGGATCGGTGTTGCCGCCTTCGGGATCGAGCTCGGTGACGTTTAGCAGCTCGTCGAGGTCTTCCTGGTTAAACCAGGGTTCGATGTCGTGCTCTTCAGAGAGACGGTGAAGCATCTCCTGGTCCCACTCGCTGAGATCAGCGGTGCGGTTATCAGCGAGGGCGAGACCTACTTTTTGATCTTCTGAGAGTCCGGTGCGCCGAACGGCGATGATCTCGTCGCCTTCGGTTTCGATGATGCGGACGTTTTTGATGCCAGCGGCTTTAGCGCCTTCGATGGTGCCGTTGCCAGCAAGGATGCGGTTGTCTTCGTCAATAACGATGGAGCGTGCTGCGCCGTAACGCTGCAGGGATTCTTTGATCAGCTCAGACGAGCGATCAGTACGGCGCCGAGCGTTTTTATGGTCGGACTTCAGATTATTGATCGAGGTCACAGACCCTACGCGTGCAAACTTGCAGGGATCGTATCAGCTCTATTTTAGCGGTGATTATTTGCCGCCCTGAGTTGATTGATCTTGGGCTCGACTAAGTGATGAGAAGAAACGGTGCCGCAGTTGTTGCCGATGCAGACGCGAACGCAACCGTCAGGCAAGTTTTCCAAGGTCGGCTGGACGGATGAAGCGGCTGATTCGACCAAGTGGTTCAGGCGCTGGCGGGGGTCCTGGGTCATTGATCTGGCGGTAACGGGCTAGGTAGTAGTCATCCAACAGATTCAGGATGGCTCGGATTTCTTGGTTGGTCGGGGATTTCATGAATTGAACAAAGAACGGCGGCGGTGATGGCTTCGACGGTGATGCGGGAGCAAGCGCCCTGAGCGGCTTTGAGAGCGGCTGTAACGGCTCGCTGGTACTGGCAGAGGGTGAGGGGCGGCAACTCGGCGCGTGAGCCCACGGAGGGGTCTCCTAGAGCGCGCAGGCGCATCAGGTCGGAGCGGGACAGGTTGAGCGCTTTCGCTTGAGCGTCGAGATGGTCGCGCTCGTCAGTGGAGAGAGAAACTTTGGCGACGATTTTGGTCATGTCAGAAGGGGAGAGGTTCTTCGGCGGGTTTCGCGGGCGGTAAGTCGCGTGGGCTAACGACTTCGATTTTGGGTTCGGGGACGACGTCACGCATCAGGTTGCGGTACGCCTGCGGGTTGATGTGTCCCGGCGGTGGTGAGTCGAGGTCTTGGAGGGTGCAGCGGTTGGCTTCGATGAGGCGCTGCAGGAGCTTGCGGGCGCCTTCTGGGGTCGAGATGCGGGTGAGTGGCATTAGCTGAAAGCTTCGAGGCGTTGACGGTCTTGTTCTGCCCAGGGGTGGCGGACCCAGCGTCCAAGCCCACGAGAGCCAGAGGCGCCGGGGATGGGCGGGCAGTAGGTGCAGTAGTAGCCCTCTTTGTCGTACATACCGATGGCGTGGTCGCCAGCGACGGGGCTGTAGTGAAAGCGGACCTCGCCTAGCTCGGTCTCGCCAAACATTGCGGAGGTCGCGATGCGGTAGACGCTTTGGGGGTTGATGCGTTGCTTGTTATCGAAAACTTGGTGAACGCATTTCCCGCGATTGGCGTAATCAAATAGCGGAAGCGACATCAGAAGACATAGGTGGCGTGGTTGATAGCGGTTTGCCCGGCAGGTCGATCGTTAACGGTGGCGAACCGTTCATCGCGTAGCCAGCGGAAGCAATCGGGCAGAGGGCTGACGAAGGAGTCGCCTGCCGCGTGCTGATGCTCGATTTCAGTTTCGATAGCTTTCTGGATCGTGTCCTCAGATTCGGTCCGGATTGTTTTCTGCCACTGGCTTAGGGCTTTGGGCTTGGACTGGCTGTGGGCACGAATGGGTGCGGAAAGGTAGGTCTTCCAGAAGCGCTCAAAGGCTTCGCTGCCTTTTGCCCTGGGCTTTCGTTTGGGGGGCTCGGACACGGCTGGAAGCTCGCCTTCCAGCTTTAAGAGGGTTCTTGTTATGGGTTCTTGTTCATGGGTTCTTGTTAGTGGAGCATTTTTGCTCCGGGTAGGTGGAGCATTTTTGCCGGGGGTACCCGGGGCATTTTTGACCCGGGTCATTTTTGACCCCAGTCCTTTTTGCTCCGGGTGGTC